GATGTGACCACCCTTAAATTTGACTGAGCGCACTGCTTTTGAAATCTCTGAAAACTCTTGTTGTCCTTGTTGAACAGATTGCATATTCATCTGCAACTGCATCATCATATCTTGGAAGTGACCAACTGCGTGTTCAATATGCGGATCAGTTGGCAGCACTGGGAAGTTTGCGGGGTTAACGAACGCATCTGTCATACCAGCGTTTTCAAAGCCAATGATACGAGTTGTATCATCAATCTTGCTTACTTTAGTATTCCGGTAGCGAGCAACATTGTCTCGTCCAGAAAGTGCGGCGATTGCATCCTTAACTGCATTCTCTTGCCCTTCGTTTGCTGGAGTAATAGCAGTGATCTGCAATAGCTTCTCTGCTGTAATTAACTTGAATGATGGACTACCTGCTCCACTGATCAGATTGGAACGGATGCTGGTGATGTTCTTATATGCCGCAGCTTCTTTAGGAGTTCCAAGTTCTTCAAGAATCTCGTAGAACTTCTTGACATACTCATACCCATCATCGCTGGATTTTGCGCTTACAAAGCGTTTGTAGAGTTGTTTAAAGTAAAGAGTTTGGCACTCGTTGAATCGACGGATTTGAGTTCCCGATAGTTTAGCTGACTCGGCAGCATCAAGTTCTGCTTCACCTTTTGTCCTTTGCTTTCCTCCAGCGGTAGGTGCGTTGATGCGATACTGACCCATGCCCCTATACATATCTCCCATGAAGAACTGCATAAAGCTCATGCTTTCTGCTACTGGAAGTTGGAAGCGGTTCTGGATAAACTTTGCCCCATCTGGCATTACGCTGATTGGCAACCACTCCATCTGTTTTAACATCTTGGTTGAATCTGGCCCCTGCCCCTCAATCATCAGCATGGAGTTGAGTCGGACAGCATCAACCAATGAGTTCATCGTGAAGTCATACTGGCGGCAAGCGACAAACGCCGATTCCGCTTGGCTCTTAATGTCTTGGAAAAGTCCACTACCCACAGAGTCTGTGAGCATATACATGATCTCATCCCATGAGTTGAAGAGTCCAACCTTCAGCATCATAAACCCATGCTGAGTTCTGATGTCATCATCACTGATTTTACCAGCACCTTTTACATTGGAATTAATGTAGTCAGCTATTGGTTGGTAGTCTTGGAGGATAATTGCTTTACTAATTTTACCATCAAACTCTCTCCAGTATACTTCAAACAAATCAATCTTCTGGTTAACGGAAAGTGACCAGTTAAATCCCGACTCGCTGATCGTGCGGAAGAAGTCTTCACGGGTCTTGCGGTGATTTGTAAATGCTCTATGGAAACGGATAGCATCAATAGCAGCATCCACATTCCATCCCATCGCTTCCGCCGCTTCCCTATTCTCGATCTTCTTGTAGAGTTCGTATGGAGTTAAACGGACACGCCTAACAAACTCCTCAAGGTTGCAAAAGTCGATCCTAATGTCGTCTGGAAAGAGAAGGTCTGAGAGGAAAATGTGTTCTGGCATCCATCCAAGTGGACTATCCCACATTCCAATACCCTTTCCATACAATAGCATTTCCTCAAGGTCTTGCTCTGTGTTGTAGAGGTATCCGGGCCATTCACGCAATGCTTGGTCAAAAGCAATGGAGATGTTTTCGGAATTAACCAGTCGTTCTTTTTCATTTCCAAATTTACTTTTGATTGTGCAGCAAGCCTGACGCTCAGTAATTACATCGTAGTAACTGGACTTTTGGTTATCAACGATAAATCCAAGTTGACCATAGTTAACATCCGATTGCCAAGGTAAACGCTTCTCGGCAAGTTTACTATATCCCGTAGGTGGGAACATCTTATAAGCCTTGTAGATACGGATTCGTTTATTCTCGCGCCCGATATTAGCAAGCCTTAAATTATTTGCTATGTTCCAAGCATGACTGGCGTTGGAGATTCGCGTTTCTGGTGGTTTGCCATCTTGATCTAAAGTGGCAAGTGAAAAATTGTCATTACCTATTGAGAGCATATATTTTTATCGTTTACGATAATGAGTTAAGCGCAGTTCTTCGCTTATTGCAAGAACTACATCCGCGAGCTTTATGCTCAAGTTGAGTTCCTAAAACTTTATCAGTAACCGCAGCTACTGTATGAATGGCTTGAGCGATCCGATCACCAAGCCCATCACTATACCAGCAACGATCACTTGGTTGCCTTTGGCAGATTTGATCTTCTATCATTTGCTCGATGTTATCTGGAAGCTCGACTCCGTTTGAGCGGTAATCTTTTTTAACTCCAGCAATCAAACTTGACCATGAGTTCCCATAAACAATCGCTGGAAATGTTAGTTTGCCCCTCTTAATTTCATATTTCCAGTAGTAGCCGCCGACAGGAGCGAGGTTCTTGTTTTTCAGTTTCATCTTGCTTTCTGACTGAAAATATATTTTCTTATTGATATGTCAAGAGTTTTTTCTACAAGCAAGGGAGTTCAAAAGTATGGGATGAAGTTTTCCGAAAACATGGATGACTTGGGCATTGAACTTTACTGTTATGCAATATCCCGTGGTGACTATGGAAAAGATTACTGCGTTAAACATAATATTAACCTAAAAGATTTTAAGTTACTAACGCCAGCGGAACATTTCCTTAACGCTGTGAAACTTCAATGGCCGAATGATGTTGCTATCTACAACCGAGGATATACCAATACTCAACTTCTAAGAACACTTGAAGAACTCTGTAACAATACAGATATTTGTTTAGCTGGCGCAGCTTCAATGGGGAAATGTCTGGGAAAAGGAACACCAATCAGAATGTTTTCTGGCGAGATCAAGACCGTTGAAAATGTAAAGGCTGGAGATATTATTTGTGGTGATGATTTGACTCCAAGAAAAGTTCTTTCCACTACTTCAGGGAAATCAAAACTGTATCGCATAAACCCAATGCGTGGAGAATCGTGGGTTTGCAATGATTCTCATATTTTATCTTTAAAGGTTGGATACAATAAAAAATGCGGTTCTGGAAAATTGAGTCAAAAATGGAAGAAGGGCGAAATTGTTGATATTCCAATTCAAGATTATTTGAAACTCTCCGCCGACAAAAAAAGAAGACTATTGCAGTTTTCTGCTCCTGCTGAATTTGAAGTGCAAGATATTCCATATGATCCATATTGTTATGGAGCATGGCTTGGTGATGGAGGAACTGATAAACCGATATTACATACTCCACATGGTGCAATGTCAAATTATTGGACTCAATATTTTACATCTATTGGATTTCGAGTTCATGTTGGTTATCAAGAAAAATCTTGCCAAACATTCTGCGTTAGATCGGATTCTTTTAAAAATCAACTTACGGAGTTCTTAAAAACATCTTCTTTTGATTCAGAAAATGGACGCGAAAAATTTATCAGACCAGAATATTTAATGAACTCACTAAAGGTAAGGCGTGGAGTTCTGGCCGGGTTATTAGACAGTGACGGACATATTCATCAAGATTCTGGATTTGAGTATATTTCAAAATTTCGTGGATTAGCAATGCAGGTAAAAAATTTGGCAGAGTCCTTGGGAATCAAAGTAAAATTAAGCGAAAAAAAATGTTCTATTAAAAGCATTGGATTTTCTGAAATATATTATCGCGTTAGACTTTCTGGATCAGAGTTGGCAAAACTTCCATTAAAGGAAAAGCCGTTAAAAAAAGTTGCAACTCTCCGTGATTGCACCGCTACATCATTTGAAATTGAGGATATTGGAGAAGGTGAATACTTTGGATTTTCAGTTGATGGAAATCACAGATTTTTACTTGGAGATGGGGTTGTAACACATAACTCGTTCCCAGTTGCACTTTGGATTTATTTGGATTGGTGTTCTGCCCCTCACTGCACATCATCTTGGGTTGCTACCACTACTCTCGGTGCGTCCGAAGATCGTATTTGGGGTATCATCTCTAAACTTTGGAAGTGTGCAAATATTCAGATTGGTAAGTTAATTGACTATCGCCACATGATTGTTTGGGGTGGAGCATCTAATGATGAAGATAAAGATTATCGTAATGCGATAAAAGCTTTGGCCTTTCAATCAGGTAACGAGGGTCAAAAGGCTATTGATACTACCCGTGGTCGTAAGAATGATCGGGTTAGATTGGCACTTGATGAGTTGCCTGAAATGGAATTAGGAGCAATTACCGCTCGCGTTAACCTTTCAGCAAACGACGATGTTACATTTATTGGTATTGGGAACCCATCAGAAGGAGATAATCCCCACACTCGATGGGCAATGCCAAAAGGTAAATCTAACTTCGATTCTGTAAACCAAGATATGATGGATTGGGAAACAGAAACTGGAATCTGTTTATTCTACAACGGCATGAAGTCTCCTAACTTTGATGCTCGCCCGGATGAACCATCACCCTTTCCATTTTTGATGGATCGGAAAAAACAGGAAATGATGCTTAAACAGTGTTATGGCGACGAAAACGCTATTGACTATGTTCGTAACGCTATCGGATGGTGGCCGAAGTCTGGGTTTATTCAAACTGTAATTACTTCTGATCTTATTCGTAACGCCGATACCAACGAGGAACCGCTTTGGGATTCTGAAGGATTTACTAAAGTAGCTGGCTTCGATACTTCATTTACAATTGGTGGTGACCGATGCGTTCTTACCATTGCTAAACTTGGATTCGTTCGCGGAACTCGTAATCGTGTTATGTGGCTTGAAAGTCAGAAAGTAATCCAACTATCTGCTAATGCCTCCGTTGAGTTTGAAATCCAATTGGCTACTGAAGTTGTTACTTTGTGTAAGTCGGCTGGAGTTCAGCCTACTAAATTTGGTATGGATGTTTCTGGTGATGGTGGGCGGGTTGGCCAGGCTATCATTCGTGAGTGGCTCAGAACTGACTCTACAGGCGCGGCCATTGCTCTTATCTCATCTATGGGTAAACCTACCGACAGAATGGCAGCAGAGGTTGACAAAAGACCATGCAGTGATGTTTATGATCGTCTTGTCAGTGAATACTACTA